CAGCTACTTACGCTTGTGAAGAGTGTGGTTCAGTTATTGAAGAATCTAAAAAGCAATGGATGATTAATAATGGAGAATGGATAGCAACTCAGCCTTTATTAAAAACTGCTGGATTTCATATATCAGAATTATATTCTGTTTGGTCAACTTGGGCTGATATGGCAATAAATTTCTTAGAAGCAAAAAAGAATCCTGAAACATTAAAAACATTTGTAAATACTGCTCTTGGCGAAAGTTGGATTGACGAGCAGGGCGAAGAGCTAGATTACGAAATCTTGTTAAACAGACGATTAAATTTTGATATTGATAATATACCAGAAGATGTTTATGTATTAACTACAGGAACAGATTGCCAGAAAGACCGAATCGAAGTAACTATATGTGGATGGGGTCAAGATTATAAGTGTTACGTATTAGATCATCGTATTATCTGGGGAGACTGCAACTCACAGGCTATATGGGGTGAATTTGATAATTTATTAAAATCTCGCTTTAAAACTGAATCAGGCAGAGTATTGTCTATATTGTCTTCAACTGTAGATTCTGGCTATCACACCAATCAAGTGTATGCATTTACAAAACCAAGACAGGCAAGAAGAGTGTTTGCAGTTAAAGGTTTGTCAACAGCAGGTAAGCCAATTATATCAAGACCTACATTTGTGGGTAAAAACAAAGCGGTTTTATACGGAATTGGTACAGATACAACAAAAGAAGCTATTTTTGGAAGATTAACAGCAAAACCAGAAGAAACTACACTATTTTTTGCAAATTCGCTTGACGAAGAGTATATGAAGCAATTAACAGCAGAAAAAAGGGTTACTAAGTATGTCAGAGGAAGAAAATCGCTGGTTTGGAAGCAAATACGTGAAAGGAATGAAAGTTTGGATTGTTTAGTTTACAATTTTGCAGCTATTTACATACTTAACCCTAACTGGAAGGCTATTGAGTATAAAATACTATCAAACTCAACTAAACCACCAGTAGTTGAAAAAAATAGTGCGTTAATGAACAAAAAACCACAAAATAAATCTAATTTTGCAAATTCTTGGAAAGATTTATAAACTTCAAATATACACTTGACATATTTATAGAAAACTTTAGCGTAAATAAAAGATATATCTAACATTTACGAGGTTTTTGCTTGAGCAACAAATTTGATTCAGCTAATTATCCATCTCAAGTACCTGCTATTTTGCAGAAAGGTGATTTTTGGGCATGGAAGAAACCAAACCTATCTACTGATTATCCGTTAGCATCTTATTCCTTAAAATATAAATTCTATTTGATAGATGGCTCTACTGCATCTAACTTTACTATTGATGCTACTGAAAGCAATGATGAATATATTATTTCTTCATCTAGCACCAGCTCACATACTGCTGGCGATTATAGATGGGATGGAATAATTAAAAGAACTTCTGATAATGTTGAATTAATAATTGAAGATGGCTATAGCACTATTTTAGATAATGCGGTTAGATCACATGCAAAAATAGTGTTTGATTCAATTTGCGCTGTTATTGAAAACAGAGCATCAATGGATCAGTCTTCAATGTCTATTGCAGGTAGATCACTTTCCAGAATGTCTATTGATGAATTATTAACTTTCAAAGATAGATATAAAGCTGAATGGTTAAAAGAAGTAAAAATGGCAAGAATTAAAAATAATCAAGGCTCAGGCAATACGATTAAGGTAAGGTTTTAATGGCTTGGTATAACAACATTTTTGGAACAAACACACTAAAAGAGAAAAAAAGAAACTCATACGCTAGAAGTTATACAGGAGCAAATACTGGTAGGCTTTTTGCAGATTTTCTAACAAGCTCTGCAAGCGCTGATGCTGAGATAAAAGATAACATACGAATTTTAAGAGATAGAGCAAGAGAATTAGCAAGAAACGATAGCTATATTGCAAGATACCTTAACTTAATGATATCTAATGTTATCGGTAAGCATGGCGTAAGAATTAGCAGTAAAAGTAGAAATGACAATGGTTCATTAGACTTAGCTGCTAATCAGCTCATTGAAACAGCTTGGAAGGAATGGTCACAATTAGGAAATTGCACTACAAACGGTAGATTGTCTTTTTTAGATTGCCAAAAAATATTTATTGAATCTTTATGCAGAGATGGCGAAGTATTAATAAGAAAAATAAAAGTTCCTGATTCACCATTTGGTTTTCAACTACAGTTTTTAGAAGCAGATCATTTAGATGAAAATAAAAATGATGTTTATAAATTAACTGGTAACAAAATAAAGATGGGCGTAGAAACCGATAAATACGACAAACCTGTTGCTTACTGGTTATTTAAAGAGCATCCATACGATAGAGATTATTTAACCCAAAATCAGCACATTAGAGTACCAGCAGATGAGATTATTCATGCTTACTTACCTGCTAGAGCTGAACAAACTAGAGGAATATCTTTAGTAGCTACAGCAATGGCTAATGTAAAAATGTTAAATGGTTATTTAGAAGCTGAAATAGTAGCTGCAAGAGTTGGAGCATCAAAACAAGGCTTTTTCATTAGTCCAGATGGTGATGGGTATGTTGGCGATGGCGAGCATACTGATACCTTTAGTCCATCAATGAACGCGCAAGCTGGTGTATTTGAGCAGTTACCAGCAGGTATGGACTTTAAATCATTTGATCCTACTCACCCAACAACTGCATTTGATTCATTTACAACTAGTGTATTAAGAAGCATAGCTTCAGGTTTAAACATTTCTTATCACTCCCTTTCAAACGATCTTACTTCGGTCAACTATTCAAGTATCAGGCAAGGTGCGCTTGAGGATAGAAGCATGTACCAAATATATCAGCAATTTGTAATTGAGCATTTTGTAAATCCAATATTTCAATCTTGGTTAGAAATGGCTATATCAACAGGCTACATTAATTTGCCTATGGGTAAATTTGATAAATTTTCTAAATCAGTAAATTTTATACCAAGAAGTTTTGCTTGGATTGATCCTTTAAAAGAAATGCAGGCAAATGTAGTAGGTTTGCAAAATGGAACTATGACTTATGCAGATATTTCTGCTGCATACGGACGAGATACAGAAGAATTATTTGAACAACACCAAAAAGAAATAGAACTAGCAAAACAATATGGAATTGAACTAGCCTATCAACCGTTTGGTCAAAAACAACCTGTAGAAGCAAAAATACAGGGCGGAGATGAAGACGATGGCTGAAACATTAAAAGTTGGCAATTTTGTAAGCTGGAATAGTAGTGGTGGAAGAGCTAAGGGCAAAATTATAAAAATAGAAAGAGATGGAAAAATAAATGTACCTAATACAGATTTTAGTATTACTGGTACTAAGGATGATCCAGCAGCATTAATACAACTTTATAGAAGTGGTGAGCCTACAGATGTTGAGGTAGGACATAAATTTAGCACTTTAACAAAAATTAATCCCATAAGGGATTTTAACGATTTCAATTCTAATGAATTGGAAAAACATCCACTAAATAGTGAGGAGAAATCTATGAATAAAGAAGATAGACATATCCTTAATGTTAGTGAAACCGATGACACCGTTGTTGTTGAGTTTGCAAAGCATGAGGATGTAGAACAAGAAGCTGCTGAGGAATTGGCAGGCAATATGGAAGAAGAAGAAAGAGTAATAAGTTCTGAAATAAATTATAGAACTATTGATCTTTCAAGAGCTTCATATATTGATGAAGAAAATAGAAGGGTGCGAATAGGCGTAAGCTCAGAAACACCAGTTGATCGGTCTTTTGGAAAAGAGGTACTTTCACACAATGCTGAAGATATAGATATGTCATTTATGACTTCAGGCGCAGCTCCACTTTTGGATTCACATGATATGGAACGCCAAATTGGAGTTATTGAAGAATTTAAACTTGATGAGACAGCCAAGCGTACAACGGCTGTAGTTAGATTTGGTAAATCTGCTTTAGCTCAAGAAGTTTACCAAGATGTACTTGATGGTATTAAAAGAAATATATCTGTTGGGTACTCTATAACTAAAATGGAACGAGCTAATAACGATATTATTGGAGATCATTACAGAGCAAGCTGGCAGCCAATGGAAGCATCCGTTGTAGCTATCCCAGCAGATCGCGATTTTCAAAAAGTCGGAGTTGGTCGTTCTAAAGATAAACAAACATTAAACACAAAGGTTAAAATAATGGAAAACGAAAAACAAGAAATTAATCTTGATGAAGTTAGAACTCAAAGTGTGGACGATGCTAGAAAAGAATTCCAAAAGAATTCAAAAGAGATCATTGATCTTGGCGTAAGACACGATAAAAGAGATTTAGCTAATCAAGCTATAAAAGACGGTGCTTCTGTTGAAGAATTTAGAGGTGTATTATTAGAAAATATTTCTAACAACACTCCTTTAGAAACTCCTTCAGAGATTGGAATGACTGAAAAAGAAGTAAGAGAATTCTCACTAGTGAGAGCTATCAACGCTTTAGCAAACCCAACAGACAGACGTGCGCAAGAAGCTGCTGCATTTGAATTTGAATGTTCAAACGAAGCTGCTAGACAGCAAGGCAAAACTGCTCAAGGCATTATGATGCCTTCAGACATGCTTAGATCATGGGTTAAAAGAGACTTAAACACATCTGATGATGCAGCTTTAATAGCACAAGACTATAGAGGCGGAGATTTTATTGATGTATTAAGAAACAAATCTTCAGTAATGAACGCTGGCGCTACTATGCTTAGAGGATTACAAGGAAATGTTGTAATACCTAAGAAAACTGCTGCTTCTGCTGCTGCTTGGATAGCAACTGAAGGTGGTAATAGTGGTGAAACTGAGTTCACAACAGGCTCAATTTCTCTCTCCCCAAAGGTAATCGGTGGACATACTGAAATGACGAGACTTATGCTTCAGCAGTCTAGCTTAGATGTTGAAAACCTAGTAAGAAATGATCTATCTGAAGCTATTGCTCTTGCAATAGATTTAGGTGCTTTAGCTGGTTCTGGTTCTTCAGGACAGCCAACAGGTATTTCTGCAACTTCAGGTATTAACACAACAACTTTTGCTGCTGCTGTACCTACCTTTGGTGAGTTAGTTGCAATGGAGTCGGCTGTAAGTGCTGATAATGCATTACAAGGCAATCTAAGATACATCGCTAAACCTTCAGATTGGGGCAACCTAAAAACTGTAGATAAAGCTAGTAGCTTTGGTCAAATGATCGTTGGCTCAGATGGTCAAATTAATGGCTATGATGTTGTCAGATCAAACCAAGTTACTGCTGGTGATTACTATTTTGGTAACTTTGCAGACTTGTTAATTGGTCTTTTTGGCTCGTTAGATGTAACTGTTGACCCTTACACTCATTCAAAATCTGGAACAATTAGAATTGTTGCTCTTCAGACTTGCGATGTAGCTGTAAGACATGCGGTTTCTTTCTGTAAATCAAGCGACTAATTAGTCAATGCTTAAATGGAATGGTGGGGGAAACCCCACCAACTTAAATATGAAAAATTACTTAATTTTAAAAGACACTATGGCAAATGGGCAAAAAGTTGTTGCT